TCTACTGTCGTTGTGCTATCAGGCATGGTGTTTTGTGACCGTCCAAGAGGTCGTGCAGCGTTGCTCAGTGGCGCAACGCAGAAAGCCCTTGGCGCGGATGAGACACCAAGGGCTTCTCTCAGTCTATAAATCAGTCAGGAAAGGTAAGGTCTACCCACCTTTCACGCTGATCATCCAGCTCCGTAACGCTTCTTGGCCTCGTCGCGCAGTTGGTGCAACGAGATCAAGAAATCGTTAAGAGCCTCGGCCCGGCCGGCGGCGTGGATGCGATACTCGCCGGTGGTTTCGCGGTTGATGGCAGTCTCTACCTCGTCTTGGATGCAGTCGCTGGCGTGGGCCAAGATTGCGTTCCAGAGCTTGTTTTCACCATCAAACGCGAAGGATTCTAATTGGTCTGGTTTCATTATTGTTGAGGAGCGGGTGGCGTGTTGCCTGGCGTGACGCCGATCTTGCCGATCTGTTTATTCTGCTGCTGTTGCATAGAGAACTGGAGGTTCTTCATGTACTTCTGCAGCAGTTGTTGGAATTGCTGGTCAGTCTTGGAGGCTTGTTGGGCCTTTGGATTGCTCTGCAACACTTGTTGCGTGTACTGCAGCTTGGAAGCCGCAGCGGGATCGTTCTCAACGTACAGCGCCTCGTTGCCAAGCATCATCATGCCGATATCGTTCTGCACGTCCTTAAACATCTTCTGCGAGGCGCCCTTCTGATCGGTGATCATGGTGCGAGCAGCATCAGGCGATATGGCCATCATGATCTCTTGTATCAATTGGTTGCGATCAATGACGCCGCCGGCATCGAGTGGCACAACAAACTGCGAGATGGCCTGCAATTTTTTCATGACGTACTCGTTGTCCATGTCGCGCACGTCGTACTTCAGAATAAAGTCAAACTGGCCGGCGATCTCACTGATGTTCTGTGGCAGCGGCATGTTGATCACGCGCTGGATCTCCTCGGCCGGCATGTACTGCAGGCAGAGCTGGAATGTCTGGCTGAAGATCTTGCTCCAGACGCCAAACCAGTTGTTGATTTCCTTCTGCACGATCACTTGTTGCTTGGCCGGCGGCACGCTTGGATGAAGTAGGCCAAAGTAATTGGCATGGCGTGACTCGACTTGGTTGATCACCGACATCGCCTCAGAAATTGGCGAGCGTGGTGGATCCATGAACTGGTAGTCGTCGGACTGCGTAACCGGCAACTGCACGCCGGGGCCGATCTTGTTGATCATGCCGATACGTTTCTTGACGCGGATCGGAGGCAGCGTGGTGAATGCGGTGCGGTCACGCATCGAGTCATGCTGCGCCTTGATCTCGTCCTGGTCAGTCATCGATAGTTCTGGAATGCCTCGAGAATCGCAGATCGCCCGGCGCAGGCGCTCGCGGCGATATTCGACAAACGGATACTCACCGTGCGCGTAGTCGAGTAGCTCGTGTTTGCCGTACATGTCCTGACCTAGCTCGGGACAGAATACGGTGTAGTAGATTGCCGGCGATCCGTTGTCGCTCAGTTGGCGGGTGTAAGCATGGACAACCTCGATCAAGTGATCGTTACGCACGGTGCCGGTGACGTTGAGCGCCGTGGTAACCAGATTTGGATTGTTGTACCAGCTTTGACGACCTTGGGTGACCGCAGCCTTCTGGCAAAACTCGCCATCCCATCCGGCATTCTTCTCCATCGCCTTTAGCTCTACTTCGGTAAAGTATTCGCGGCGAAAGATTACGCGGGCACGCTGCAGATCGATGGTCTCGGGTGGGAACGCCACCTCGTCAAACGGCTTAAGCGCGGTGATCGATGGCAGATTCTTTTGGATGTATTCTTCCTCGTACTCGCCAGTGCCGGTCTCGCGCAGTTCCTTCACGAACTTCTTCGCGTCGCGGATCGTGAGATCGGGCAAGAAGGTCGTGACTATATCCGCGGCCTGCTGCTCGCTTTCGCGATTCGCGATTAGCGAAGGAAGCTGCGCGATGATGCTGTTGGGATTCTGCGCTGCAGCCTGCTGCGAAATCTGCATGACTTGCTGCATCGTGATCTTCTGGATGCGCGTGCCGGTCTTCTGATCCCAAGCGACATGGGCCACGCTCCAGCCGTACTGTTGCGTGTACTGAGCGAGCAGCTCGGACTCGCGCTCAAGTTCGACCTTGAGCTTGTTCTGACGGATCCAGGTCATCAGCTCGCTGGCGGCGGCGGCGGTGCCACCATCGTTGATATCGACGCCCGAAATATTCAATTGGCCGCGCACGAATGACGTGGTCAGGTTGGCGACGATCTCGTTGATGGTCGAGTCGATCAGACGGATGCGGACATCGCTGGCGCCCTCGAATGGGAACACCTGTTCGCCGTCTGGCCGAGTGCTCGACCATTTTTTGCCGTCGTCGGTCTGGCCTGACCATTTGCAGAATCGGACGGCATCGTTGCTGTCCACGCGGCTTACGTTATTGCCGGTGTAGAGCGAGCGTTTAAACTCGTAGTTTAGATAATTGACGTCTGGCTTTTCAGTAGCATTGGCCAGTTGGTCAGTGTGCGGATTGTTCGTCGTTTGCTTATATTCGTAACTCATAGTTGGGTTGGGTTGATAGTTTTCTTTTGGGGAAAATTTGCGCCGATATGCTCGAGCACTTCGTCTCGATAAAATCTGTGCAGACCGCCAAGCGTGCGATAGGTGCGCAGTCGCTCCTCATGCCGCAGCCGGTCAAAATACTTCTCGTCGAGGCCGGTCAGCTCGCTGGCCTGCTTGCGAGTAATTAGAATGGGATAATCTTTCATTTAATAGGATCCACCACCAACGGCGGCGAAGCTGCGATTTGTGTGATGTTGCGGATCCATGACCGCCAGGTAGCGCAGGCAGTCGATTGGATCCTTGGTTGCGCCCTTGTCACCGTCAGATCCTGTCCACTCACGCAAAGAGTAGATCAGATTTTGGCAGCGATCCGAGACATAGAGCTTCGGTTCATTCTGAATAGAAATTGGCATGTTCTGGTTAAAAGCCAGCCAGTCGTTGATCAGGCCGACGCCCTCATCGACGCGGATGCCTGCCGCCGGCTCAAAGTACATGGGAGCAGGATCCGAGTCCAGCAGCTCCATCAGGCTGGTGCCGCCCTCCTTGCCCGCGGCCTGAGTGGCGCCGGCGCGTGGATCGATGTAGCGGGCGAACATGGACTCCTTCTCTTCAAGATCCTTGATCAGTTCCTTGTAGTCGTTGATGCCGCGGCCGGCGCCGTTACGCTGACCAATCCCGATTTTTCCGTCATGTTTCTCGCTTGGTAGCGCCCACTCGCCGACATTGATGTCTGGCCATTCTCGGTAGACGTAGTGCCGGCCCTGATCATCGACGCGCATCCAGAGCATGAACCAGTTTCTGGATCCGGCAGGATCGACGACCATGTAGTTGGTGCCGGCCGTTGGGATCTTGTCGTGCGCGATGACATTGTGCTGACCAAATTTTGGAAACTGTGAACCCTGCAGCGACTCAGCCCAGCCATACGCCCGGATCTTCAGCTCGTAGGATCCGCGGCCATCCAGCGTGGCCTTCATGCTCGCCCAATCTGAATACGGATTCAGATCCGAGTGAAACCAGATGACGGCGCCCCGCTTGCCATGACACTTCGCGGTGTACGGCATCGTACCCTTGGGCAATCCTGGCACGTTGATTGTGTCGGCCAGTAGCTCGGCCTTGCGTGCCGTCAAAAACGTCGAGCCAGACACATATTCTTTCACCACCGGCGAGTAACCCGTGACCGGCGTGAACGTCAGAAGTAGCACGCCATTGCGGGTGACCAAACGGTAGCGCAGCGTCTCAATCCAGTCGAGCGGCACCAACTCATCGCACCAGATCATGTCGCACTCGCCGCCCTCGATGACCTTCTTGTCCTGCGCGTAGTTCATGAAGAAGCACTGCGACTTGTTGGGCAGCACGAACGTGTTTTCTGAGAAGCCATTTTTCTGGGTGTAGGCCACGTTTGTGATCTTTGTTTTTCGCGCCATCTTGTACTCGGGCGGCATGTATTTCCAGATCACGTTTTGCTGCATCTGAATCGACGACATGTTCGTAGTGTGCAGGCACCACACTCGAGATTCTGGTCGAGCAACGAGCAGATTGATGGCCCGCTTGGCGGCGTACTCGGTCTTGCCGGCCCGATTGCCACCGTTGATTAGCAGCTCGCGGTGCTTGATCAGCAGCTTGTCGGCAACCTTCCAGTGCTCTGGCTCGTAGCCGTGCCGGTACGGATCGCACTTCTCTGCGACAATTTTGTCCTCGCGCAACTGCAGTCGGCGAGCGGTCTCCTCGGCGCCATGCTCGTTTACCAGGCGCTTAATGTCCTCGATGGTTGGCGAGTACAGCACCGGATGCGGCGTCGGCACATACGTCTTTAACATGTCCGACATCAGACCGTGTCCTCCTTGTCGATGCCGGTAAAGTAGGGCCGCTCATACGTCAGCTCGATGTCGGTGTGATAGTCCGTCGAGCGACTCTGCCAGCATACGCGAAATTCTACGCCGGTGTTGGTATACAGGATACCAGTCACGATGCCGGGCGTGTCCTCGGTGCGATGGTACACCAGGTCGCCGATCTTGAAATTTACGCGATCGGCATTCATGCGCTCACCACTTCCCCGGAAACCGCGGCTGGCGTGCCGCAGTCAGGATCCCATCGTACTTGCGCACCGGGATGATCATATTGGGCTGGAAATTAAGCGAATCCTTCACGCGGCAGATTGTCATCTTGCCCTCAAATTCCACCGAGATCGCCTTACGATTGGCGAACTTGTTGGCCAGTACCTTTGCCTCGTCCTTTGTCCACCAGCCGGGGCGACCATGCTCCAAGATCAGCCCATTCTGGGGCAGTTTCGGGATCTTGTGGTCAGGATAGCGTTGGCCCTCGACCTCCTCAAATACCTCGATATTTACCGTTATAGGAGTAATTTCGGCTGGCTGCTCGCCCAGGATCCGCTCCATCGCCTGCACGCCGGCACTGGTATACCACACGCTCTTAGGGCGCCCATCGTAGTCCCAGTGGTCACCCTTAGTCAGCCGGCCGCGGAGCTTGCCCATCTCGACGCGGGACATGCCAACTTTGATGGCCAGCTCGATCTCGCGGATTTGATATTTGGATTCAGTTGTCATTTGGTTAAAGCGTTTAGATCGGCATTGTGGCCCGTCTCGGCGTGCCAGGTCTTTGCCGGCATCACCCGGTACGTTGAAAATACCCCATCATTCTTGCGCACAAACGAGTCATCCTTCCACACGATCCGATTATTCGGCTGCGCCACGATCTGGCCGCTGCCATCCTGCAGCAATAAAATGTGGTAGCACTTGTGCTCGCTCGGGTACTGGCTCCAGCCGTTGTCGGTGTGATCCAGCGTAAACCAATAGATAGCCTCGAGAATCTGGCCAGACCGCGTCTTAACCGTGCAGGCCATCTCGCGCAGGTACTCATACGCCGTAACACTAAATTCCCACCCATGACAGTCCCAGCACTGCAGTTCATTCAACGGATGACATGGGCCAGTGGGCAATTCGTGACGTAACTTATGCAACGGAATCCTGGCCCACTGGCTGCCGGCCTCCGTCATAATTGAGAAATGCAACGCCCGCGACGGTATCGAGGTCACCCCAAATATCACGCAACGGTCAAAATCGGTGCCATCCTCGACCTTTCCGCGCAAAATCCCACCGTCCACCAGCCCATACAGGTGCCGCGGCGTCGATGCATTCAAGGCGTGGTGGTGGCTATTCATAAATTCAGACGTGCGCGATCCCACTGAACATGTCCAGCATCCGCGCACGCCCTCCGGTAGTAAGGCTCCAACTTACACTGCGAGATTTGGCCCATCCGCGTCCAGATGGCACCTCTCGAATCATATGCTTTAGAACATACCGGCAACCGCTGATGCTACGCACCAGACGGAAAATCATAGGGCTTTTTGTAAAAAATTTTTCGGTGAGGTAACCCGTCGCGCTACCGCCCCGCCGACGCCAGGGACACCCCCCCCACCCCCTATTTAGGCGACGCACAATAACCATTATGTTTAATAAATCCATCGTCGGTGACCTAAGCGGCGGACATGGAGTGAGTTACATCAATTACGTCGACATCTGAACGCTTGGAATTAGCGATCAATTCATTAACCGCTGCGGTATCGATAGTTAGGCGATGCTCGACGACAGTTGTCGGCACGTCGCCGTTCAAAATTGCGGCCTTGTCCAAAATAATCCCTAGTGCGACGGATAATCCTACCAACTGTGTCGGCTTAATTTCTTGGTGCTCCATCTCGTCGATGCCTCGCTCAATAGTTGATGCGGTCTTATTGGCCAAGCGTTGAAGGCTTGCGGCCATGTGAGACTTGAAGAGGGTTGGCTCGCGTTCGATGAGTCGGTCACGAATGACTGCGATGGTGCTGGTCGAACTGTGAACCTCGCGTGCGATGGCGTGGAGTCCCATGCCTTTTT